CAAAACCATTTGATGCTGAACCATCCATAATTGTAACTTCGTCACCTACTGCAGGTGAACTTGGTAATGTAATTGTAACTGGGTTAGCAACTGTATCTACTACAATTTGATCACCAGCGACTGCTGTATATGTAGTTTTACTTGCTGCAGTTACAGAAGTCATTCCTTTTTGTAACATACCTAATGTTGTTGCTGGCACACTACCTCTAGAATAAACTAAAGCTGTTGCACCTTCTGGAAGAGGGACTTGAGTAGCTCCAGCTTGACCTGTAGTTAATAAAGTTACTGTAAAACTATCTGCTGCTGTTCCCCTAGTAGTTCCATCTTCTACAAAAAATACTCTGTTTGCATTACCACCTGTTGTTGATGCAGGCATCGCTAAACTAGCATTACCAGATAAAGTTCCTGTTACTTTTATATAAAGGTGTTTACCATTTGCGCTTGCAGATCCGTCAGACAAAAGTAATGTAGTTGTACCAGAACTTAAAGTTACTTCTACATAACCTGATGCTGCTGTTTGTAATAATTGTAAATTAGTGTTTGTAATAGTTCCCCATAGACCGGCTTTTTCACCTGTCGTTACGAGTTCTAATGATAAATCTGTTGAATAAGTTGATGCCATATTAGTACGGTTTTATTGGTGTCCAAACCATTGTTGCTCCTGGTATTATATCGTTCCACGTAATAACTCCTGGCTCTACTGTATCTAAAGCAAGAGATACTTTGTCAGGATTTATATTTGCCGCTCCTGTTACTGTAACATTTCCTGTTGCTAACGTCAACGCGTTTCCTGTAACTACAGCATTAGCAGCTGCAGTAACTGTAATAGTGCCTAAACCTAATGATAATTCATTTTTAGTAACAGTAACATTAGCTTTACCACTAATAGTTAAAGTACCAAGACCTAATGCAAGTCTATTTGGATCGGCAGCTTCTACAATAGAATCTGCAATAATACCTACACTACCAATTGTAATGGTAAGTGCATTTCCTGTTACTTGAACATTTACTGCACCAATGTTTGTTGATGTAGCAAATGGTAATGCTGATATTGCGTCAAATCCTAAACTCATAAATAATCCTTAAAAGGAGACAGGGGGTATGTGGTGGTGCCCTGTCTCCATCTAAAGATTATATCATCGTTTAAACCAAGAAGGAAGACCTAAATGTGGACGCTTGTCAAACATATTATCTTTAGCGCCTGGTGTTTTACGGTTGTTATAATGAAGAAATACTTGAACGCATTCCTTACCTTTAAATTTATTTCGCCAATGTTCTAGCTCACAGCCAGAATAGACTAGCATATCTCCTGGTTTTAAATCTACTTTAATTCCTTTTTTACCTACTTCTCCAGATGGTTCTAGATATATTGGCCAGTCATCACCACCAAGATTCATAGTCGTTGATATTTCACAACTAAATCTATCTTTGTGTCTTTTTAACTCGTCCCCTTTTTTATAAATTCGTGCATAAGTATATGCAGGATATAATTTAAGACCTGTTACTTCTTCCATTTTAGGTTGGCATTTAAGTAACAAAGTTTCCATAACCATATTAGCATAGTGAGAATATGTATTTGGTATTTGACCATTTGGTTCTTCATAAGAACCTATAATATTTTCAAATGGTGAAAAGTATCTAGCCTTTCTACAAGTATCATAAACTTGTTTCTGCATACAAAAATAATTAGCAACAAAACTAGCCAGGTCTTTTGATATAGCTTGACGTATAACTGTATACTTTTTCTTTTTAAACATCTTTAGCCATCTCTTTTGGTACTGCTTGTATGTTCCAATGTATAAATCTAAAAGGCTCAAGTCCAAAGTCTACACTAAACTCGTGTTCTAAAAATCCTGGAAAGATAATTAACGTTCCAGGTTGTGGTTTAAAATGTATAAGTTCTGATCCACCCCATACACCTTTTTGATCTGGTTTCATTTTTAATTTTGTAGATCTTGCACCTGTTCTCGGTTCGTGAAATACTGGATAAGATGTTTTATCACTACACTTTAAAAAATAAAAACCTGATACGTGTTGATTCCAATGCACGTGTGCTGAATGATGACCACCACCTTTTTTAGCAAACTCTTGTACCCACACCTCACTAAAGATAGTTGCGTACTGTTGCATATCAAAACCTTGATGATCTAAATACTCCCAAGATTTTTGACCAATGTAATTTCTAAAATCTAAAAAGTCATTATCTAGTGTTAATGGTGTTGAATGATATGATCTTCCAAAGTCACCGTGTTTCTTTATATGTGCTTTAGCTTCTGGAAAATTTTTAGCATTTTTAATATATTTATTAGATGCTTTTGTTAATGATTTTACAAACTCTGGTTTTTGTTCTGACCAAATGGTTGTGTTAAAGTAATTATTTATATACATATTATTTAAAAGGCCTCCCTAAATGCCATACTACAAGACTGTATCTTGTGCCTGATGTTACTGGTTTAACTCGATGCCACACAAAACTAGGAAATACAATAATAGATCCTTTTGGTAATATCTCTTTACATTGTACTCTATGTTTTGATTCGTCTCTCATATGTGGATCATAGTTTCTAAAATCAAATTCTAATTCACCACCTGTGTATTCTGAACCATCTGTTAATTGACAAGTCATAGATAGTTTTCGAATCTTACCATTATCAGGATCTCCTTCTTTTCTTTCGTAAGGTTTATCCCAACCATCACAATGCCAATCATAATATTGGTTGTGTTTATATTTTGTAAACTGACACGATTCAGATCTATCCCATTCAAAGTTCCAACCAGCTCTTGCATTTGCTTCGTGAACGTATGGATGTAATTCTTTATATATCCAAGTATCATTTAACCAAACCAAATCAGAGTTTCTTTTTCTTTTTAAATCTTTTATTTCTTCTTTGTTCAAAGGTTTTTTATTTAAATCTCTATCTCTTCCATATCCCCCAGTAATAGCCATTTGTTCTTTTTGTGAATTTGCATAAGCTATTACATCATCACAAAACTGTGGTGTAAGTACACCACTAAAATACCAATAGTGATTAGATAGATTCATCCCTAAACCTATAATATCCAGAAAAAATAAATCTATTCAAATTATCTGGACAGACTTCTCCTTTATGTGTGTGAGTAAAATATGCAGGCCAAATAGCTAATCTTCCCTTTTCTGATTTTATTGTTTTATAACGATAAAATTTAGTTCCACATTTATGTGAAGATAAATATATTTGAAGAGCTAACATTCTTAAAGGAGCTTTTGTTGAATGTTCCGAATGCCAATTGTCAAAGCTATTTTTTGGTTTAAAATGTTTTATTCTAATCTCATCTAAATACCATTTGTCAAATGTTATACTAGCTTCAGGATATTTTTTTTCATACAAAGAAGGAATTTTATTTAATTTTTTTTCTAAAAATTTGTTTGGTTGCATATCACAATACATATAATTTGATTTAGTAATTATTTTATATTTATTTTTGTAATAATAATCTATTAATTTATCGCATTCCATATTGTTTAAAAAATTATCGTTTATAAAAATATAATTAGATATATTCATAAGTTATTGTTTGTACAAAGTTTAATGAATCTTTTTGATTGTTAGTTAGGTAATACATATTAGTTGATGGAAACATAATAAACATATTGTCTTTAAGTGGTATATCCCAGCTTCTTCCTTTACGTCTGTTATCTTCAAAGTGTATTCGAACCATACAGTCTTTAACTTTGACACCATATAATAATGTAAAGTCTGGAGAGTTACGTAGATCTACTGGATCAATATTTAATAATGGAATTGTATTCTCGCCGGGTTTATAAATATTTCCCCACGTTTCTTTGTTAACTAAATTTACACCATATTCAAGACCAACGTGATCTCGCATATAAGTATTTAACATATCCCAAGTTCTTGAAAACGGAAAATCTTTGTTTTGAATTACTGATTGTAAAATATCGCCTGATAATTTATCTCGGTCAATGTCCCAATCTTTAGGCATCGCCACATCACCATAATATAAAGCTTGTTCTGTTAATACTTTCTTTTGCATACCTGGATGTAATATATACATCCGTCATTTATAATGTCAATTGATATTAAAAGAATTGATCTAGATCAATTATGCTTTAGAATCTGTCAAGTCCCAAGATTGATTGGCTTCATTCCATACATAAGACCATATATGAGTATTATCTTCGTTTTGTGAAATTTGCTCTGCAGTTAATGCAGGAGCATCACCGATAGGTGATTTCCAAGAAGCTGATTCGTTATGTTTTACCCAAGATGCGTATGGTTTTTTAGGCCAAAAAATTTGATCATCTTCGTCCCAAGTATAACCTATACCTGCGTAATTTCCTCTAAAAGGTGTTCCACCATCTTTGTGTGTATTACCTGATGTATTGTAAGATGTTTGAATCCACATTTGTGCAGGCCAATTATTATGTGTTTCTAAATATTGTTGACCTACTGATTCATCCTCAACACCATCAGCGTTAAGCATATCAGAATTATTCAAAGTTAATACTTGAATAACTTTTCCGTTTGATCCTAGTTTTGCAAAATGTGCCATAATGTTTCTCCTTATATATTAATTTTAATTACTAGTAAATACATATTAATTTTGAAATTTGTATCTTATTATAACGATTCCCGATCCACCAGCACCTGAAGATATAGGATGAGGACCACTAGGATAACCAGAACAGTGAGCAGCTCCACCTCCACCACCTCCAGTATTAACTGTACCCGCAGATCCTGGATTAGCATAACATCCTGATGCACCACCTCCAAAACCTATTGAAGGTCTACCACCTAATTGTCTACCAGATCCTCCTGATCCACCGCCACCTCTACTAACAGGGGAACCTGTAATAGAACTCGCTAATCCTACACCACCTTGAGTGCCTTGTGTACAATTTCCACCAGCTACGTTAGAAGCAGCACCACCGGCTCCTCCACCACCATTAGCAGAAACAACATTACTAGGATTTGTTGTTCCTCCTGGATTTCCTTGAGGAGGACTAACGGGAGGTGTATTTCCACTTCCTCCTGCTAGTGGAAGATTAGGATTACTTGCAGCTCCTGCTCCGCCACCTGAACCACCTGGTTTTGTTTGTTGAGTATCAGGTCCACCACCTCCACCACCACCGCCAGTGGATGTAATTGTTGAAAAAACTGAATTTGAACCATTACCTGAATAAGGGCCATAAGGACCAGCACTACAATTTCCACCACCACCGACTGTAATTGGAATACAAGATACTGATACAGGTAAAGCAGACGCTCCTAATGGAGAAGGTCCCGCTGAATAACAACCAGAAGCAGTACCATCAGAAAATCTATATCCACCAGCACCACCACCGCCTCCGCCATTAGAGGAACAGTTTGCACTACCAGGTCCTGCGCCGGGCACTCTTCCTAAATTAGGACTTTGTGCTCCACCGCCTCCACCAGCTATTACTAAATAATCTACTGTATTTGATCCTGATGAATTTCCTGCATTAGTCACACCCAAAGTACCAGGACCTGTAAAAGTATGAATTTTGTAATCTCCAGAAGTTGTTATAGTTCCACCTGTTGCTGTAATATATTCTGCTGTAGGTGATTCTGATTGTAAACCTGAATCTGTTACTAACCAACCTTGTGTTGAATCTATAAAAACTAATGTTACTGCAATACCTTCTGTTCTTAAAGCTGCATTAACAGTTGAACCACCAATTTTATCTGATCCGTTTTGAACTAATGTAAGTGCATTTGTATCAAATGTATTTGCATAATCTTTAAATGCAACTACTGCTCCTGCAGTTCCTGCTGGAAGATTAACTGATACTGCCCCACCTGTTGTGTTTACAAAATATCCTTCACCAGCAACTGCTGTAAAACCTGATGTCTTAACTGTTGTTACCCAAGACGCTGAACCTGTTGCACCAAAGTTTACTGCTGTACCTTGGTTATTAATTGTTGCACCTGAAGGGATTGTGAATGTATCACCACTATCTCCTAGAGTTACCGTTGTTCCCGATCGTGGACTAACTTTATTTACTTTTATTTCACTCATAATTATTGAAACCTATACCTTATTATTACTATACCAGAACCACCGCCACCTCCAGTGCTAGAAGAATTTTGTAAATTACCACCACCTCCACCACTACCTGTATTAACTGTTCCTGCTGTTCCGTTTGTACTTGGACTGTCTGGTGCTCCTGCTCCACCACCACCTGAACCGCCTGTAGATGCGTTGTAAGGTTGGTTACCACCGACAGTTGCTCCTGTGCCTCCAGCTCCACCTCCACCAGCTCTTGTAACTGGAGAACCTGTAATTGAAGATGCTACACCATTACCTCCTGGTCCTGCCTGTGCTGCACCTCCAGGATTCCCAGTTCCATTAGTTCCTGCTGCGCCAGCTCCTCCGCCACCGCCACCTACGTAAGGTGCACCTGCTCCATCTCCACCATCATTTCCTTGAGGCGGACTAACAGGGGGAGTATTTCCTGATGCTCCTACTGCTCCTCCAAGTGTAGCACCTCCACCACCTGAACCACCTGTTGTAGCAGATCCAGCAGGGTGCGGATCAGTAGAAGTACCACCTCTACCTCCTCCTGTTGATGTTATACTTGAAAAAACTGAATTAGAACCTGCTGTTGCATTTCCATCAGGGTTAGTACCACCATTTCCACCACCTCCAACAGTAATAGGATAAGCTTGAGCTATAACTGGTAAACCCGCCGGTGCGTTTAATGGAGAAGCAGTATAAGAATCTGATGATGCTTTACCTTCTCTATAACCGCCGGCTCCACCACCACCACTTTGCTCTCCACCACCTCCGCCAGCACCAGCTATAACTAAATAAGAAACAGAATTAGAACCAGCTGCATTACCTCCACAAGAAACTGTAAAAGTCCCTGGTCCTGTAAATGTATGAATTTTAAAATTTCCTGAAGTTGTTTGTGTCCCACCTGAAGCAGCTACATATTTAATTTCGTTTTTAACATCATTACTATTCACTGCTTGCCAACCTTTTGTTGCATCTCCATAAACAAGAGTAACTGCTTGACCTTCTGTACTTAAAATTAAATCGGTAGTTAAACCGTCTATTTTTTCTGAACCATTTGCAGCAATAGTTAAAGCGTTTGTATCAAAAGTTTGTGCGTAGTCTTTAAAAGATACAATAGCTCCAACTACACCTGCTGGTAAATTAGCAGTTATAGCTCCGCCTGTTGTATTAACAAAATAACCTTCGCCATTAAC